ATCAAGGATCATATGGAAAACGGTCAGACTCGAATGAATTTCGTTCGTGTTCTGAGTTGACAATAAATCTGATTTCGTGTATAATGTCTTTCTTATAAACAATTAAGGAACTAAACAACATGGCTAAAACTATTACTATCAATCACGGTTTCTACAAGTCAACCATGATTGAAAATCAGACTTTTGAACTTGTTCGCCCAGTTCAGAGTACGCCTGCTGGACGTGTTCAGGTCAAGAATAACGGTAATCTTCCAACACACGCGAAAATAGTTTTCATTGAAGTGCCAAACTCTGGCAGTTTTACTGTAAACGAGACACCACGATTATCCTCTCTAAGATTTGGTTCGAAAATGACTCAAAATCCATCAGGTCCAGCCATTGTTGAAACAGACGATGAGGCTATGAATCGTATCGCTGGCCAATTTTCTGTTCTTGATCAGATGAGTCTAGCAGCAATAAATGGTGAATATTCGTGCCTTGATTGTTTCTGGCCCTCCAGGAGTGGGTAAAAGTTTTGGTGTGGAAACACAAATGGAAAAGGCTAGTTTGTTCGATAAGTTAGCCGGTAAACGGGTTCGTTTTGAAATCGTAAAGGGTGCTATGACTCCTATCGGTCTGTATTGTCAGCTCTTCAAGTTTAGCGATTCAAAGAACGTTTTAGTTTTTGATGACTGTGATTCAGTATTTCAGGATGACTTGGCTCTTAATATTCTCAAAGCAGCACTTGACTCTGGTAAGCGTCGCCGTATTTTTTGGAATTCAGATAGTGCCATGCTTCGTCGTGAAGGAGTACCCGATCAATTTGAGTTTAAGGGTTCGGTAATCTTTATTACGAATCTTAAGTTTCAAAATCTCAAGAGCAAAAAGCTACAGGATCATTTAGAGGCACTTCAAAGTCGTTGTCATTTTATCGATCTAACAATTGACACCGAGCGTGATAAAATGCTTCGTATCTCTCAGGTTCATCGTGATGCTGACGGTGGGTTATTTCGTGATTATGACTTTGATAATGGAGAGGCTGAACAGATACTTGAGTTTATGAAAGCAAACATGACTAAACTTAGAGAACTAAGTTTAAGAATGGCTCTTAAGTTAGCAGACTTAGTAAAGATCAGTCCTGAAAACTGGCAAGCTCTTGCTCGTAGCACTTGTATGAATCGTTAAAAACATTATCACACAATATTCAGCCCGAGAACATCGGGCTTTTTGTTGCCCAAAACTCTTGACTTCGTTCATTAAATACTTTATAATGATCAACTATCATGGAGCACATTATTGAAAACCGCTACGATTATTGTAAAAGATGAGGTTAACGTAAAAATAGAGGGCCTGGACGTTAGTGATCGTCGAGCACTGGCTCGTCAGTTTGAATACGAGATTCCTGGGGCAAGATATCTGCCCAGTGTTCGCTTGGGCCGATGGAATGGCAAGGTCAGTTATTTTCAACTTGGTGGATCCACATATGTAAATCTGTTATCTGAGATTATACCTTTCTTAGAGCAGCAGGGCTACGACATCGATCTTGAAGATATTAGAGACTACTCAACGAGCTTTCAGTTTAATAGAATAGATCAACAGACGTTTAGCGAAAAATCATGGCCCACAGGACACCCACAAGCAGGTGAACCTATTGTTCTAAGAGACTATCAGATAGACATTATCAACAACTTTCTTGAAAACCCACAATGTGTTCAAGAGGTCGCTACTGGTGCTGGAAAAACAATCATGACTGCTGCTCTATCATATAGTTGTCAGCACGTTGGTAGAACAATTGTCGTAGTGCCCAATAAAAGCTTAGTGGGACAGACAGAAGCAGATTATCGTAACTTGGGACTTGATGTTGGGGTGTACTTTCAAGATAGAAAGGAGATTGGGCATCAGCATACTATTTGTACTTGGCAGAGTTTGAACAATATTCTCAAGGGCACCAAAGATCATACTGGCGTTGTACCCATTGGAGAGTTTATCGAGAATGTTGTTTGTATTATGATTGACGAGGCTCATAGTGCTAAAGCTGATGCTCTCAAGTCTTTACTAACCGGAGTCATGAGTCATGTACCCATACGATGGGGACTAACAGGAACTATACCCAAAGATGACTACGCTCGACAGGCTTTGTTTTGTGGTATTGGTCCTCTTGTAGGGCAACTTAGTGCAAGCGAGCTTCAGGAACGTGGAGTTTTAGCACAATGTCATGTAAACATTGTTCAGTTTCAGGATGATCAGGACTTCAGAGATTATCAGGGTGAGTTAAGGTATCTGTTAGAGAATAAAGAACGATTAGATAAAATCAGTGATCTTATTCATGAGATTGTTAAGACAGGCAATACACTTATTTTGGTTGATCGTATTGCTGCGGGTGAGGAACTGGTTTCCAGAATAAGCAATAGTGTATTCGTTAGTGGTAAAACAAAGAACAAAGATCGTAAAGAAGAATATGATGAAGTAGCAATCAGCGACGATAAGATTATTGTGGCTACATATGGTGTGGCTGCCGTCGGACTGAATATACCTCGCATCTTCAACTTAGTTATGATAGAACCGGGTAAATCGTTTGTGCGAGTCATTCAATCAATCGGTAGAGGTGTGCGTAAGGCAGAAGATAAAGACTTCGTACAGATTTGGGATATCACCTCCAGCTGTAAATTTTCCAAACGTCACCTCACTAAACGCAAGGAATTCTATAGAGAGGCAAACTATCCTTTCACGCTAGAGAAGATCGTTTATAAGTAGGAGGATTGGCAAGACGCCATCCTTTGACTGACTTACAATAACCAAGCATCATCATTGACGGGGTTGGGGAACCGCGACTGGCACCTTTTATTTATTACTTGTTGAATAGTTGCTCGACTTTACTCTTCGCTGATTTCTTCTTTGGTGTTTCGGCGTTCTTGATTGCGTCTTTATAGGGACTCATATTGACAGATTGACTTTCCGCCATTGTTCTTTTTGAATACTCTGACCGAAATTCGTTTTCTGCGGTTTTCATGGCATTTACGATTTCCGAGTTCATATTCATGAATTGTTCAAGGGTAAGTTTTCCCGTTCATATTTTCTCCATCCCTGATAGGCACTCTTATTTTCTAAGATAATTTCGTTGATTCTCATACAAGTATTTATCCAAAAAATATTGACAATGATGACAATATATTATATCATTATAACATGAAAATACTGACATTAGATAACATAGCATACAATCTGGAAACTCTTCCTGAGGAAATCGACGATATGAGATTCGCTATTCTAGACAATAGCAATCCTAATAACGTTGACTATCATTACATACCATTAATCTTTTTAGAAAGCTTTAATAGCAGTGCTTTGGTGGTAAGAATTGACGATCAGATAATCAAAATGCCTCTTGATTGGCAGATCTTGATTGGTGAGCCTGAGTTTGGCGATTTAGAAACGGTTCCCTTAAAGAGCATTACTGATCGTGGATTCAAGGCATTTGAGTTCAATCCCTTATCTGGTTTCAAGCCCAGTTTTCTTGACATTGAGATCGTAGACATTTATCATGACATAACATGGTATGCTCCCAGACTAAAGAACGGACAGTTTCTTAGCATACCAATTGATGATCATGTTAGACCCAGATGTATCTACACAGTTAAAGAGATAAGCAGAAACTGTGAGATTGTAGATTTTGCACAGTGCTTCTAATGAAAAAAACAACCACTAATCAGGATGAGCGTTTAGAGAAACAAGACTTTGACTTGTTTGATGCTTTAGCGGCGCTTGATCGTAAAGACTATAACTACTATAGTAAGTTAAGTGAAGAGCAACAAAAGAAGTTTGTTCCCTATATGATGCTTATGTGGATGAGTGCCGTCAAACAAAACGGAGACATTTCGGCTTATCATGTGTTAAGTACTGAAGAATTTGCCAATCGACATTTGTTTAACGAGCACGTTCAGAATCATCCTGAATTACAATGGCTCATGCTCTGTGTTAGCAGTCCTAAGATGGGACGACAATTTCATGAATGGATTCCTCATCTATCTGAACGTATTAGTAAATATCGTGAGCCAGCAACGATCAAGCAAGTTCAGGATTACTTTGGCAAGGTTTATGTTGGCAGTAAAGCCTCTGACATTAAAGAGTTTAGCAAGATTTATCTTGATGAGCAACACAAGAAGTGTCGTCTTGCCAAAATGAATGACCTATTAAAATATGAGGATCTTGAAGTTCTAAACTTATTAACAACTCAGGAAGAGATAGCAGAATATGAAAGAGAACTTGGCAGAGACTAATGATTTGACTTGTCAATGGTGTAACAAGACATTTATTAGGCCCAGTTCGTTTCAGACTCATATGTGTGAGAAAAAGAAACGATGGACCAGTCAAAATATGCCTGGAAACAGAATCGGTTTCAATTCATGGGTTAAGTTTTACAACACTGTTCATATAGGATCAAATAGATCGCTTTCCTATATTGATTTTATCAAGAGTCCCTACTATCGTGGGTTTGTTCGATTTGGAGAATACTGTTCTTCCTCTCGTGTGATTAGTATTGTTTCCTATATCGACTATCTACTAAAAAACTCAGTACCACTTGATAAGTGGGCCAGTGATACAGTATATACTAAGTTCTTGATACAGTTCGTGAAACATGAAGATCTATATGATGCTATTTATAGAACAGCAGAAGCCCTAATCGATCTATCAAAGATTGAGAACATTCGTTTAGAGGATGTATTTCTCTATGGGCCAAGAGGCAAGATATGTCATATGATTACTCAGGGTCAGATTAGTCCTTGGGTTCTCTATGCCAGCCCACGAGCACAGGAATGGTTGGCCAAACTCAGTGAATCTGAAGTTTCGTTTATCAATGAGTATATTGACCCTGTTTATTGGAATATCAAGATACGTCGTGATCCCGATATGTATCAGTCTGCTGTTATGCTACTTGAACGTTGTGGAATTTGACAAATGTTTAAGAGTGACGTTGATATAGACGTAGG